CGCGCGGTGATTCGATATTCGTGAAATTGAGGCTAGGATTTGTGCGCGCTGTGGTGGTCTTCGGGCTGAGCGATGTTCATTTTGCTGCCTTTGACTGTTGGTTTGGGAACCAAAAACATCGGCGCTATTGCCTATCCTTGCTGGGGTAGGTTGGCTCTTTAGCGCAAGCAAGATTGAGGCAGGCAATGCGTGATAGCGGGGCATTTGTCCTTTGTGTTCGCAATCGCCTTTGCCTGCCTCGCCAGTTTCTCAGGGTTTTTTACCACCGCTTGCGGTGAAGTTGAGGGACGGAGACGCCCCTTGCGAGATTCGCCCGAATGGGCATTGAATTGCCGGTTTGCTCTTTCCTTGCTGGGCAGCCGGGTCATCAGTCGCAAGGATGGCGCGGGAAAGACCGTATCGTGGCTAGCTAGCTGAAAAGGCCATGCGAGGCGCGCCCCTCGTTAAAAACGGCGTTCCAATTTGCTCGAATGGGCACATGAGTTTGGCGCGGATTGGCAAGGGCCTTGGGGGTTCGCACTGATCCGCACCAAAACAGTTCAACGCGTGCGCCACGGTGACGTGTGCAGCTTAAGCCCGGTAAGCCAGTATTCCGGTGCGACTAGGTTCGGTGACTTCTGGATTGACCGGACCCGCGTTGAGGCAGTTCTAGGCGGCAGCACGGATAGGACGTGCGCGGTTTTACGGATGGCCCCAAGACACACAGGGCGCATCGTCTGGCATGGGATGGTCCATGCCCCGTTGGGCAAGGTGTCCTCGTTAGCCCAAGCCGGGTATCAAGCCCTGGCCCGTCTAGTCCAATTTGGCGCGCTGCTTTTGCAGCCTAGCCGGATCGCAGTCTAGTGGGGGCCATCATGTGAAAGACCATCGGCGGAGTTGCAAGAGCCTCAAGGCATCGCACCCGCACAGACTTGTCCGCCAAGCCTGTAGGCAGGCAGAGCCGCTAGGGAAACCGGGCGGCATTATTTCGCGCTACCGTCTGCATTGATTAGCGCCATGATCTTGGCAAGCAGTGCAGCGGTAGTTGGCGCAACGGCTCTGCCTTGCTCCCAGCCTTCATAAGTGCGCCTGGATATTCCGAGCGTCTTGGCTGCGATAGGTGCGGGAATAGCCCCGCGCCAGTCGCGCAGGGCTTTGGATGTGGGGGTCATGCTGCGGCCTTTTGTTTGGCTGAGATTTCAATTGCGTTAATAAGCGCTCCTTCAATCCGCCACTTTGCCGCGTCAAGCAGATCAAGGGCGCTGTTGATCGCAGTCCGAGTGTCGCGGGATTGAAGGACGGCGCCACACTCTGCTTCATAGGCCGCAAGCCAAGCACGGCAGCGCGCGGCAAGGTGGTAAGCATCGGCGTTTTTGTATCGGACATTGATCAACTGCGTTGCAATCTCGCGGGCTTCTTGAAGAAAGTTGCTCATGTCCGTAACTCCGTTGTTGATGGAACTGTTATACGCATATGTGCGTAATGCGTCAACAGGAAATATGCGCAACAAAATTGCGTTTTCATTTTAACGAGAGGTGGTCTCATGGCCGCAATAAAGGTGGCTGAGCAAGATGAGCGCGAGTGTGGCACGGAGGAAGAGTGGAGGCGCTTCTGGGCTTCCCGTGATAAGTTCGAGGACAAGCAGGACTGGCTAGACTCAAGGCCAGCGCCCGCTTCGGATAGCTATGCGCTGTGGGACGACATTCTTGAAGGCGAGGATGTCGTTTCGCATTTCAGGCGCTATTGCATTTTCATGGACCAGAAAGAAAAGCAGGACAGAGAAACGTGAGGCGCGACCGCTCAGACCGGTCGCGAATGAGGAATGGCAGCACGAGGCAGGCAGCCCGGTTTCCGCATGTCGGACGAACATCGGGTTAAAATCCAAAACAGCAACATCCTCAACGCGCTTATTGAGCACGTAGAAGGAAAGCGCGATATGGCCCCGTCTCAGGTGACGGCAGGCGTTGCGCTACTCAAGAAGGTGCTGCCTGATCTGTCGGCGGTTGAGGTGTCCGGCGAGGGTGGCGGCGCGGTATCCATCCAGATTGTAACGGGCGTTCCCCGTGCCAGCGATTAGCTTAGGCTATGAGGCTCGAAAGCCTTTTGTCTCCTTCCATATGCGAAAAGAGCGCTGGGCCTGTCTGGTAGCCCATCGCCGCGCAGGCAAGACAGTGGCTTGTGTCGCTGACTTGATTGATGCGGCTCTCCGTTGCCAGAATCCAGACCCGCGCTTTGCTTATGTCGCGCCGTTCTATGTGCAAGCCAAGGACGTAGCCTGGGGCTATCTCAAGCGCTTTACAGCGCCGATTGATGGCGTGAAGTTCAACGAGGCGGAGCTTCGGGTGGATTTGCCCAACGGCGCGCGCATCCGGCTTTATGGCGCTGACAATTACGACCGCATGCGCGGCGTGTATCTGGACGGCGTTGTTCTGGATGAGTATGCCGACATGCCGCCTGCTGCATGGACAGAGGTTATTCGCCCTGCCTTGGCAGACCGTGAGGGATGGGCGGTCTTCATCGGCACGCCAAAAGGGCGGAATGAATTCTTCCGCATTTGGGAACTAGCGCAAGACGACCCATCGTGGTTCGCCATGATGTTGCGGGCTTCTGAAAGCGGCTTGGTCAAGCAAACCGAGTTGGATGACGCGGCCAAGGACATGACGCCTGAGCAATATGCCCAGGAGTTCGAATGTTCGTTCGATGCTGCGATTCTCGGAGCCTACTACGGATCTGACATAGCGCGTGCCGAGCGCGAGGGGCGCGTTGGTATGTTCCCGCTTGATCCCCTTTTGCCTGTGCATACGGCATGGGACTTGGGCATTGGGGACAGCACGGCCATCTGGCTATGGCAGGCGGCTCCTGATGGGCTTCGCGTCATTGGACATATCGAGGACCATGGCAAGGCTCTGCCGCATTATGTTGGCGAACTGTCCGCCCTTGGCTATCGCTACGGGCTGGACTTCGTTCCGCACGATGCAAAGGCGCGAGAGCTTGGAACCGGGCGCACTCGCGTTGAGACGTTGATCAGCCTTGGTCGAAAGCCTCAGCTTGTGCCTGCTCACACGGTTGAAGACGGGATTAACGCACTTCGCGTGATGTTCCCGCGTATTCGATTTGATGGTGAAGCGACCAAGCACGGGCTAGAAGCGCTTCGCCAATACCGCACGGACTTTGACGAAAAGACCAAGGCGTTCAAGAACACGCCCCGGCACGATTGGACCAGCCACAGCGCCGACGCCGCTCGCTATATGGCGATTGCGTATCGCGACATGGTTGCCCCGCCAAAACCCGTTAAGAGGCCCCAGCCCTTGGGCTCAGTTATTCTGCAAGGCCCGCCTGAAGCACCACGAGGCGTAAGGATCAAGATATGAACGCAACCGAAAGCATCATCGCCCATTTGCTCATGCTCCCCGATGGAGTGCGCATTGTGCGGGGGAGCACGGACGGCGTTGTCCATTTGATCGGCCCGCGCCGGAATGGATATGTTTACGCCGTGTCAATCACGGCTTTCGGGCAGAGTGATATTCCTGCCGTGTGCCGCGAGGCGCTGGCACTATTGCCAAGCGAGTCGTAAGGATCAGGATATGACAACCACAAAAGACGTGACCGGCATATTGCGCGATTTTTACGATTTATCAAAAATCCGCGTAATCGAAAATGAGGTAGGTGGCTCGGTTCACTTGGCCTCGCAGGAAGTAGACAGTGAGGGATATTTTTCCGCTTTCGGCGTTTCCACGAAAAAAAGTGGCACTGCGGCTGAAATCGCTGCTGATCTTGTGGCCGGGTGGAATGACCACGCTGTTCCTTTTGGCTGTCCCCGCATCGAAAAAATAGTCCCAGTCCAATTTTCCCGATGCACAGTAGATTTTAAGTTCTGAGGTAGAATGATGGACAGCTACAGCAACGCGACGGAGGCTGCTCCGGGCGCAGCCAAAAGCGCGTCTGTATGGCTGGATCGACTGACCGCTTACAAGAGCCGCTTTGAAAAGTGGTATAAGGCTTGCGAGAACGTCGATAAGCACTATTCCCGCAAGGATCGCGCTGACACGACAGAGCGTGAATATGCGATCTTCTGGGCGAATCTCGAGGTCTTGCGGCCTGCTACCTATGCGCGGCCCCCGGCTCCGGTGGTTGCTCCTCGCTTCAAGGACAGCAACCCGATTGCGCGCGAGGCTTCCGAGGCTTTGGAGCGCACGCTTGTCACGACATTCGAGCAGGCTGATATTGACGACCTTTTGAGACAGGTGCGCGATGAATATCTCCGCTATGGCCGGGGCACCGCATGGGTGCGCATGGTCAATGGCAACGCGATTGAATATGATTTTGTCGGGCACAAGGACTTCGCCCATGAACTAAAGCCGGTATGGCGTGAGGTGACATGGGTTGCCCGTCGCGCGTGGCTGAATCGAGAATCGGGCGTCCAGCGGTTTGGTGATGCGTTTAAGAAAGTCGCGCTGAAAAAGCAGGATGAAAACAGCGCGATTGAAAAGAAAGACGATTGCGCGCCGGTTTGGGAGATTTGGTGCAAGACCTCTCGCAAGGTCTATTGGGTTGCCGAGGATTTTGAACAAATCCTTGATGAGCAAGACCCGATGTTCGACCTTGTGGGCTTCTGGCCATGCCCCAAGCCGGCCCTTGCCACGCTTGAGCCTAAATCGCTTGTCCCGGTCCCCGAGATCAAACAATACAAAGATCAGATCGAGGAAATCAACGAATACACAGCGCGCATCGCGGCGGTATCGGAAAGCCTGAAGCTTCGTGGCTTCTATGCGGCTGGCACGGGTGATGTTGCGACGGCGATTGAAGTCGCCATGAAGTCGCAGGATGATCGGGCGCTTCTTGTCCCCATCAGCAGCTTCGCGGCCTTGGGTGGCGGCTCATTCAAGGACAGCATCGTTTGGGTGCCGATTGCAGAAGCGGTGGCGCTCGTTCGCGAGTTGGTTGCCCTTCGCCGCGTCGTGATCGAGGACGTGTATCAGATCACGGGCATCAGCGACATTGTTCGCGGGCAAAGCGACCCGAATGAAACAATGGGCGCGCAGCAGTTGAAGAGCCAATGGGGCTCCATGCGCATTCGCGAACGACAGGCGGAAATTGCCCGTCTTGCGCGGGATATGACTCGCATTACAGGCGAGATCATTGCCGAGCATTTTGAGCCGGAAACCCTGCTTGAAATGGCCCAGGTGACGCTGCCCAATGCTCAACAGAAGCAGCAAGCGGAAATGCTCGCGGCTCAGGCTCAGCAGATGCAGCAGCCCCTCCCGAAAGAGGTTTCCAGCATTCTGAAGCGGCCATCGTTCGAGGAGGTGGTGGCCTTCCTTCGCAATGATCGTGCTCGCGGCTTTGTGATTGAGATCGAGACCGATAGCACGATCCAGCCCGATGAAGACGCAGAGAAGCAGCGCCGCATTGAGTTTGTGACCAGCGTGGGCGGCTTGTTCCAGCAGGCGGCTCCGCTTGTGATGCAGGCCCCAATGTTGGGCAAGTTCGTGGTTGAGGTGATGAAATTCGCGGCGGGTGGTTTCCGTGCTGGCAGGCCGCTGGAATCGTCGCTTGATGAGCTTGGCGAGCAAATCGAGGCGATGTCTGAGCAGGCCGCGCAGCCGCAAGAGCCGCCCCCTGACCCGGCAATTGAGCTCAAAAAGGCCGAGATTGAATTGAAGCGCGCCGAAAGCGAGCAAAAGCTTGCATTTGAAAAGCAGCGCCACGCCCAGCAAATGCAGTTTGACCAAGAAAAGCACGCTCAGGAAGTCATCTTGAAGCGCGAGGATATGGCCGCTCGCCAAATGGAAGCGAAAACCAAGACCGAGATTGAGGGCCAGCGCCATCAAGCGGAAATGGACTTCAAGCGTGAACAGGGTGAGGCGGATCGCGAGGCGCACGCCAGGACCATGACGCAAAACAGCTTGGATGGTGAAGGCGTGATGCAGAAGGCCGCTGATGCGCTGTCGCAGATGGCGACAGATCAGGCCCAGGTAATGGCAGACCAGTCGCAAGCCATGGCTCAGGCTGTGCAGGCCTTGACGGCTGCCGTTGAAAGGCTTGGCGGGCCTCGCCGGAAGACGGTGATGGGATCGAAGGGCCAGCAATACGAAATTACAGATGAGGCTATCTGATGAGCGCAACAAACGCATTTGAAACCAGCCTGCTTCAGCATATTTTTCAGAATGCTGCCATCGCCAACATTGGTGACGCAACGGGCTTGCCCGCATCTGCTACGGCGGGCTCGCTTCATGTGTCATTGCATACGGCTGACCCCGGCGAGGCAGGCGCGCAAAATACCAGCGAGGTTTCTTACACTGGCTACGCCAGACAGGCGGTTGCGCGTTCTGGTGCGGGCTGGACAGTATCCGGCAACAACGTATCGAACGCGGCGGCTGTTGCATTCGGGCCTTGCACTGCCGGCTCTGCCACGATTACGCATTTCGGCATCGGGACGGCGGCTTCTGGCGCTGGCAACTTGCTGTTCAAGGGCGCGTTGACCGCTTCGATTTCAGTCACGACAAGCTCCAATGCCACGCAAACTTTCGCCATCGGTGCGCTCGATGTGGATGTTGACTGATGCCTGATAACATCACGGCACTAGCCAACACGGGCACCGGCACGGACGTATTCGCTACCGATGACATCGGCGGCGTGAACTATCCGCGCACGAAAGTGACGATTGGTGCGGATGGCGTCAACGATGGCGACGTGAGCGGTGCCAACCCGTTGCCGGTGTATGTTCCTGGGGGCATGACGCCTTCGGGCGCAGTGCTGACGGGCACGGCGCGAGAAAGGTTTTTTGACAACTTCCACGACTTCGACACGACGAACTCATGGGAGGTTGTGCAAACCGGCACGGGCATGACGATTTCCGGCCCACTGGGCGGCGCGGCTGCGGGCTCTTCACCGTATCTCAACATTGCCAGCGGCACGACAATCAACCAAAAGACAATCATCTTGTCTCGCGCGACGTTTTCGATGCCTGTTGATCTGCGTTACCAGATCACGGCCAGCCAGCGCATTGCGAATAACCGCATGATCATCGGCTTTGTGCAGGTTGACCCGACAACCGGCGCAATAGTCACAAGCACTACCTACTCCACAGCCCCTGATGTATTGAACGCGCGCAACGCCGCAGTACATCAACACGATGGCACGACCGCAACCACGGCACAACTTGTCGTTCGCGCGGCGGGATCGGCGCTCGATACCTTTGCGAATGCTTTCGGCACCGGCTTTACGACTGTGGCGACCGGCACCAGCCCAAACTTCCTGTCGGCCACCACCTACGGGCTGACATTGGATCGGGATAGAATTAACACCCGCGCCTATGGGCAGAACGTCGCCACCAACACGGGTGGTCAATTCAGCTTTGATCGAGTGTTGCCGAACCCGACTGCCGTTTACAAGCTGGTTATCATTGTCGAAAACCTTGGCACTGCTCCGGCTTCGTCAACAAATTGGCGCTTCCACCTCATCAATGTATTGGACGCCACGCGCTTCGATGTTTCACCACGAAATGCTGGTAACACCGACGGCGCAAAAGCTTTTCCATTTTGGAGCGTTGGCGGCACGGTTGGCGTCACCGGCTCCGTGACTGTCTCAGGCACGGTTACTGCCACGGTTACAGCGGGCACAGTGAGCCCAGTAGTGCCGGCTACGCCCTACATTCTCAATTCGGCAGCGACCACTAACGAAGCCTTGATCTTGACCGGCACAAGCGGCCTTCAGGCATTCTACGCCACGAACACGGGCGCAACTG